TGGTTGCTTGATGAGTCGCGCAAAGGAAACCACGCCAACCGTTACGCTTTGATGGTTGCGAAGAAACTGAACAGGGGCTGGTGATGGGTTTACTAGACAATTTAGAACCACACAAGAAGGCTAGGCCGTGTCGTGTCAGGTCGTTGTTGGCTGAACTTGAAAAGAAGGATGCCGACATTCTGGCATCTGCGTTGCAGTCACCTGATCTGTGGCCTGCAAAGACTCTGAGTGTTGCGCTTCGACAGCGCGGCGTGTTGTTGTCTGATTCCGCTATTACTCATCACCGTTCAAAAGCGTGTTCATGTGGGAAGATTGACTGATGCTAGAAGACTTGCAACCAGCACCAAAACTTGATGCGCCGAACAGTTGGCGGCCTGCTGTTGAGTTCGATGGCACTAATGGCGAAGCGACTACCAGGGGCTTCTTGCCTGATGAGCAGCCGAACTTTGACGAGTTTTTGGTTGAGGCTGGTTTTGACCCTGCCTTGATTGAGATTGTGGGCGAACCACGCACTAGCCGTTGGCAGGTGGCTAGACCGTTTCCGCTTGATCCGCAATGGTTGACGGCTTATCGTTTCAGGTTTCGGAAGCGCACCGGCACTAACCCTGATTTGCCGTTGTTGTTTGCTGAGGCTAAGAAGACTAGGCCTCGCACACCGAAGGCCACAGCGAATGAAAAGGTGTTTGTTGTTTGCCTGGCAGATTTTCAGGTTGGCAAGGTCGATTATCGTGGGGGCAGCAAAGAGCTGATTCAGCGCGTGTTGGCATCGTATGACCGTATTGAGCAGCAGTTGAAGCGTGGCAAGTATGGGCGAATCTATGCGCTTGATTTGGGTGACATCATTGAGGGCATTGAGAACGCTGCCAGCATGACACAGTTGCAGACCAACGATCTAAGCGTGATGCAACAGGTTGACCTGGCTGCTTCGCTGGTTTGGGATTTTTTGAAGATGGCAACTAAGTATGCGCCGGTGACTTATGCCAGCATTGGGTCGAACCATTGCCAGTGGCGTGTGAACCGTCAACAGATTGGCAAACCTGGTCGCGATGACTGGGGCATTGTTATCCTTCAACAGCTGCGCAGACTCGCAACAGAGGTCGGGTTGCCTGTGGACTTCCTTGTGCCACATGAGCAAGAAGAATCACTAATCTTTGACGCGTTTGGTGACGGTTTCCACTTGGTCGGCATTGCTCACGGTCACCAGTTCAGCAGACCTGAGAACGCTGTGACTTGGTGGCGGCAGAACACCTTTGGCAATCAGACGATCAGCGCGGCATCTATCCTGCTCACAGCTCACTTCCACCACCTGAGAGTTGTTGAGGCTGGTGCTAGTCACAATGGCGGTTCACGGTTCTGGGTGCAGGCCACGACCAGCGACAACGGATCGTCATGGTTTAAGCGTGTTTCGGGTGAGGACTCTGTGCCTGGCATCACCTGTTTGGAACTGACTAAGGATTTGCACTATCAGGGCGCGGTGCTTAAACTGTAAGACTTGGGGCGCAAGCGGTTTCGACTGTAATCAAGACCTTGTTGGGGTAATTACAGGAGCAGGATTCGACTTCCTGGCGCTCCACTCATAACTGAATATCGTTCGACAATAAACGCCGAGAAATTACTCTCAACCAGGAAAGGTAGGCGCTAAATGAAGAAACAACTAATCGCACTCACAACTTTGGGTGTCATTCTTGCCGGTTGCTCATCATCGGCTACGGCTGCGCAAATACCTGCGCCACAGGCCACAGTAAAACAAATTCCTGATTTCATGTCTGTTGTGAAGCAGGATGCTGCCGAGTTCCGCATGGCAAAGGTCGTGAAGGCGTTGAAGAAGCGCATTGGAAAGACCTGGTATGTGTTCAGCGGTTCGACACCTTCGGGTTGGGATTGCTCAGGGATGACACGGTGGGCTTATGCGCAGATCGGTGTGGACATTCCGCACTCAGCTAACAAACAGGCTGCGAGTGGTGTTAAGGTGTCTGCACCGGCTATCGGGGATTTGGTGCTGTTTGGTTACAAAGGCACGAACACCTTCTTCCATGCCAGCATTTACATTGGCAACAACAAGGTGATCCATGCAGGGTTCAAGAAGGGTCAGACCACTTCTGTTCTTGACTTGGATTCGGCCAGCGTAAAGAATACAAAGATGAGATTTGTTAGGGTCGGCTGATGTATCAGTGTGAGCGTTGCGGTTGTGAGATGACCGAGGTTGTGGTGTTGGCGCGGAAGAAGCGTGGCAAAGATTTGTGGGGTTGTGCGCAGTGTCGTGGTGGTAAGCAGGCGCGTGTGAAGACGGCGTTTGGTTTGTGTCAGCCGCACCAGGGTTTGTTTGATGATGACGATAATCCGTTGGATAAGTTTGGGCGGTTGTATCGGCCTGGGATTAGGCTTTGCGGTTATAGGGATTGTGTGGCTGTTGACCATTTGGTGTTGGCTGCTGGTTGTCGGGTGGATTCGGGTATTGGTCGGGCGTTGCGGAAGGCTGCGAGTTGATTGAGTTAGAGAACGCTGTGGTTTATCACGGTTCTAATCTTGATGTGTTGCCAACTTTGCCTGATAACAGTGTGGATGCGATTGTTACTGATCCGCCGTATGAGCTTGGGTTCATGGGTAAGTCGTGGGATAGCAGCGGCATCGCCTATTCGGTGAAGTTGTGGCAGGAGTGTCTAAGGGTGTTGAAGCCTGGCGGTCACTTGTTGGCGTTCAGCGGTTCGCGCACTTACCACCGTATGACTGTGGCTATTGAAGATGCTGGCTTTGAGATTCGCGACATGATTTCATGGATTAGTAACAAGACATTTCCCAAGTCGCACAACATCAGCAAAGCGATTGATAAGGCTGCTGGCAAAAGAGAAGCAGTCGGTGTTGGCTTTGTTACAGCCGGTGACTATGGCACAAGAAATCTTAAAGCACCAAACAGAGATTACGATGACCCAGACCTAGTGACCGAAGAAGCAAAGAAATGGGATGGTTGGGGAACAGCACTGAAACCAACTGTTGAACCTGTGGTGATGGCTCGTAAACCTTTTGATGGCACGATTGCTAACAATGTGTTGACTTGGGGTGTTGGTGGGCTGAACATTGATGCGAGTCGCATTGGGTTCGGTGATGAGCCTATTGACTTTGATTCGGTGCAGCGACAGTCTGCCGATAACCCTATAAAGTTTGGTGGCGCAAAGCCTGGTGATGTCGTGTCTATGTATAAGGCTGAGGGTCGTTGGCCTGCGAATGTGGTGTTTGATGAAGACTGTGCAGGTCTGTTAGATCAGCAAAGTGGTGTGACCAAATCGCCTGCAACTTATGTGCGCGGTGCTGATGGGTTCGGTCGAACAAGTTTTGGTGCAGGGCAAACGGCAGGAACAGAAAGCCTGAACTATGGCGATAGTGGTGGTGCAAGTCGCTTCTTCTATGTTGCAAGAGCCAGCAAGACAGACCGAAACGAAGGCGTGACAAGCAACACGCACCCAACCGTCAAACCAACAGCACTAATGGAATACCTAATCAAGCTGGTAACACCACCAGGCGGCACAGTGCTAGATCCGTTCACAGGGTCGGGAAGCACCGGCAAAGCTGCTTTGCTCAACGGGTTCAAGTTCATCGGCATTGAACTAACAGCCGACTATCTGCCAATCATCGAAGGCAGACTGAAACACGCCGCCGAAACCTATGCAGCAAAAGCCACCGAAGAAGAAACAAAAGAACAGGAAACACTGTTTTGACTGCCAAAGAACTCTTAGCAGCGTTACAGGCTTATTACATTGAGCTGCACCAGTTAGGTGCTGATCGTGAAGCAATCGCCATTGCACAGTTCATCGAACGATTGGATAAGTAAATTCCACTCTATGAATACACCTGCGCATCAGGCCACATAAGAAAAGAAATAAGAAGCATCCACGCCGAAGAACCAACAGACATCAAGTGTGTTGAGTGTGGTGAACCTATGTGGCAGGTGGTTGGTGGTGTGGGTGTGTCGTTCAAAGGTTCGGGTTTCTATTCGACTGATAAGAAGAAGTGAGCCGCTTCCGCCGACCATGCCTAACCTGTGGGCAACTCACTGAACCAGGTCAGAGTCGTTGCATAACGCATCAGGCACAGATAGACCAGCAGACGGCGAATCGCCGCGCAACCGTAAAACGAATCACAGGTCAGTATTCGGGTGACTACAAACGCCGCGCGAAGGCCATACGCGAATCGGCTGTGAACTGCCACATCTGCGGCGACCCTGCAAGACTCAACGATCCGTGGACAGCCGACCACATCATCGCCGGTGACCGAAACTCACCGTTAGCGCCAGCGCACCGTAGCTGCAACGAACGCCGCGGCAACAAACCACTCACCTAGACCCCTAGACCCCTGCCGGCATCCATCGGGGATGGGTCAATTCCTATGGAAACACCACGAAGAACACCCCGACCTCACTTTTGCGCACACCTACGCAGTTGGGTTGTTTCTGGGTTAGTCTTGTATGGCGCTGTGTGGCGTTCTAACGGACTTTGAGCAAAGGGATGGTGTGTTTTGGCTAATCAACCTAAGCCTGCCGAATTGAGGCTGTTGCAGGGCAATCCTGGTAAGCGGCCTATTCGCACGAATGATGGCATTGCGCCGCTTGAATACGGTTACCGTGAACCGTTGAGGCCGTTGGGTGAGCAGGGTAAACAGTTTTGGGATTCGGTGTTTGGTGTTGGTGAGTTGTGGATCAGCATTAAGACTGACACGCAGCTGGTTCAGTTGATTGCTGAACAGATTGACCGGCGCGAAACTTTGCGCGACTATGTGGCGGCGCATCCTGACGAGTGGCACATGACTAAGCAGCTGAATGATGTCGAGATGTTGATTGTGAAGAACCTGAGTCTGCTTGGGTTTACACCGGCTGACCGAACCAGGCTTGGTCTTATCAGCACGAAGACCAAAAGCAAGTTGGAAGAACTGATGGCGTTGAAGGCTAAGAAGCAAGATGGCTAGTTGGCCACCAGCCTGGCTCACACCGGTTGACCAGGTGTCGATGGATCGTGGCGATGGCGAGTTTGCTGGTTTGTTTGCTGAGGCGTTTGGGTCTGTTGGCAAGGATGGCATTGCTGGTCGTGCTGGTGATGCGTTGCGCCTTCGTGATTGGCAGAAGGAATTGTTGAAACGCCTTTATGCGCGAGATACTGATGGTGGTTTGGAAGCGCAGATTGCTTTGATTGGGATGCCGCGCAAGAACGGCAAGTCCGCTTTGTCTTCGGCTGCCATTGGGTTGTATTCGCTATTAGGTGAGGGCATCAACGGTGGCGAGGTTATCGCTGTTGCCGCTGAGAAGGAACAGGCCAGAATCGTATTCGGTGAGGCGAAGCGCATGGTTGAGCGCAGTGAACTCAAAGACATGGTGCAGATTTACAAGGACTCAATCTTTGTGCCTGAAACTAACAGCGTGTTTCGCGTGGTCAGTGCTGAGGCTTATTCCAAAGAAGGTCTGAACCCTAGCCGTGTGATTATGGATGAGT